CCGCGCTTAAGATCAGGTTGTTTCTTTGCGTCTTCACTTGAAATGTCCTTGGTCGTCAGCGCGTGAAGCCAGATGACCAACTTCATCACCAAGTCGGCCAAGAAGTTCATTACCGTTTGTCGGAGTTCTTCTTGTTATTGATGATCGACCAGGCGACACCGAAGATGCTGACGATAGCGCCAACGATTTCAGTAACCTGATCGGCGCTGGCCAATCCTTTTGCAACGATGAATCCACCGGCAGCGGTCAGGATATGGCGGACGAGGGAGGCGATGTTAGGGTTCATTTAATTTTGCGGTATAGGTCGATGGCTTTTGCTAGACAGACGAGAAGAGCAGTGACGGCACCTAACGCGAGAGATGCCGTCTTGAGATTTGGGTCTGAGAAAATCGCGTTACCAAGAATTCCGATGACTGGACCACTAGCGGCAGCAATCATGTCTCGCATAAAGTGGGACTCGGTCATGGCGTGATGTTTAACTCAGGGCAACCCTGATGGAGTTTTCGTTGGAGTCAATGAACGGAACGCCGATGACGCGCCCGTCGCCGTAGATCGAAACCACCACTTGTGTTGGATCATCCTGCGGGATGACCTCGGCGGCGCTGACAACCATGTCACCGGCAATAACGTTGAAGTTGACCTTGATCGGCGGCTTGAAGGTAATGGTTTCGACCGGCGCTGTGATGATTTCGATTTCGGTTTCCATAATTTAGGAAGCGATGGTGTAGAGGATGGTGAATTGCAGGGTGGCCGTGCTGGAGCTGTTCACCCACAGATTGCCGGTGGTGCTGAACGGAGTGGCAATCGTAAGCTTCTGTCGGCCAGAGACAACTGATGCGCCATTGACGATCTGGGTGCCAGCGGATGCGTTGCCGACGCTCACCGTGGCCGATCCGGTCGAGTTCACGATGATGTCCTCGATGATGGCGTTGGTCGGGATGGCAAGCGTTCCGCCCAGCATCTGCTGGTTGCCGTTGGTGTTCGTAGTCGCGTACAGCACCGCCATGCGCCTCGGAACCATGAACTCCACACCGTTTAAGAGCGTACCGTGCAGCGCGTTGGTCGAGCGGTCGGTGGCTTGGTAGCCGGTGCCGACGGTGAAGTCCAGATCGACTAATCCACCAATTCGGTTTAACGTAGATGCGTTGGTCCAAGTTGTCGGAGTGGTTCCGGTTGCAACAAACTCAACACCTGTCGTGTTAGACGCAGCTCCGACATTCGTGAATGAATCAGCAGAGACGTAAGTGGTAATTCGATAGCGTTTAGATGCAACCAAAGTGCCACTGGTTTGTCCTGTCTGCGTTCCCCACTGATCCGCCGGATTTACGCCGATGGTGATGAGCTCGGTGACATCGGTTGCGGACAGTGCGCGGTTGAAAACGACGGAGCGGTAGATGCGGCCGGTGAAGATGGTTGAGGATGTTGAACCAATTCCGACATGGCAGTAAACTGAATTGATCGACTCGTTTGCGTCTGGTGTTCCAGTGTAAGCCGTGTCCGTTCCGTTGATGTAGATTTTGAGCGTGTTTCCAGCACGGGTGACAACAACATCAACAACCTGACCAGCAAAGTTGGTGGCAAAGTTTGCAATGTCTGCGGCTGTAGTTAATCCTGCTCCATCATTGATTCTGATGCTAAGATTTCCTCCTGTCAGCAAGATGATGCGAATTGAACTGTTTCCGGTACTATCAGTTGCATTTGGACCAAGACCAAGCACAGCCGGATTAAGCGTAAACGCAGCCAGCGCAGGAACACGAAACCGGCTCCACAAGCTAAAATCACCAGTCCCGATATTCTGACCCGTCAGCGTCGAGGTGATTCGCGTTCCGCTCGTCGCCCCATCGAACGTCACCGCAGCGTAGTCGCTGGCAGCGGCGCGGACGGCGGCAGGAAACTCGCCCTGCCGAGCGGTGAGCTGGGCGTTGATCGTCGAGGTGTCGGTTTGAGCGTCGCCGAGGGTGGTGTTGCCGCTAAGAATCAGATTAACAAGCGACAGCGTGTCCGTCGTCTTGTTGTACGTCATTCCAGCGTCACCAGCCAGATTGCTTCCTCCATCATTGAAGATGACCTGAGTGCTGGCTCCAGGAAGGCCAACGCCTCCTCCAAGCGCAGTGTACAGCTCGGTAAAGTTGCTGTTCGTAAACTGGAACGCCGTCCGCAGCGGACTCCCTGTTCCGTCGTTGGCTGAGGCTCCGACATTGATAGTTTGCTGTGACATATCTGTTATTTAGTACTGAGTTTGATCTGCCGTAATTCCGGTGAAATCGGCGGTGATTCCGGTGATGTCCGCAGTCAGCGGAAACCCGCCAGCCCCTCCGGTAGCTTCAGAAATCCGATTCAATAAAGCCAGCTCAAGCATGTCCATCTCCCACGGAGAACGGCAGCCGCTCGCAGAGACTTCGGCAATTAACTGCGCCGTTTCAACGCATGTAAGTGGGGTGGTTTCGGACATACTCTTTTTAGACGATGAACCAAGCGGTTCCGTTGCTCACAAAACGGACATAAGCCCACTGAGTTGAAAGCACGTTCGTCGCGGCACCGTCGATGGTTTCAGATCCGAACGGATCGACCGTCACATTGTTCGCACCGGCATTCACACGCTTCACAACGAAAACGCGGCCATTGGCCGTAGCAGCCGGGGGCAACGTAATCGTCACCGCTCCAGCCGTTGAGTCGGCCAGAATGATCGAATCGGTCGTGAGAATCGCTCCAGACGCAGCAACCGAGCGAGTCACGCTGTACGAAGCGGCATTGGCCGCAGCCGTTCCGGTTCCATCGGCAATACGATTGAGAAGTGCCAACTTAGCCATCTCACGCTCCCACGGTGCGCGACATCCAAGTGGGCTAACCTCACTCAGTAGCGTTGCCGTTTCTGCACAAGTAATGTCAGACATACGCTTTTAGAATTTAGGCCATCGGACCAGAACCACGGCGCATCACCTCAGCGATGAAACCTTCCCCGCCGCCGCCCTCAGCAACCTCCTCCTCCTCCTCGTACTCCTCCTCACCACGCTCAGCCATCTTCTTGCCCTTCGACTTATTCTCGTAGCCTGGGATGACCATGCCATCAATCTCAATAACCTCAGCCTTGCCACCCTTGCCAAGAACGATAGTCGCCATCGTCTGGAACGCCTCGCCTTCCTTCAAATTCTCAGGAATCTCAACGCCTTCGGGGATGGTAAAACTCGGCATACGGGTAGCATCACTTCGTGGCCTACTGTGTCAATAAAAAACCCCTCACCAAGCCTTTCGAGCCGATGAGGGGTTGCCGCGTGTAGCGGCATTAGACACACAACCTATGAGTCAACCCGACGGCAAAGATAGCCAAAAACAAAAAACCCGCAAGCCTTTCGACCTGCGGATCTTTCGTATGAACCTCTGATCGATTACGAGCAGATGATGGTCGTCAGAGCGCCGGTGCAACGACGGAAGATGATCGTCATACCCTGATTCGTGAAAACGGGTTCACTCGCGTGAACGAACTCAGCGTAGTGCTGACCCTTCTTCTCCAGCGGATCGGCGCAATCCACATCGAGCTTGTAGGCACCCGTCACCCACTGCCACTCGCCCATGTAGTTGGTCGGCATCCAGCTCAAATCACCAACGCGGTTCACAGGACGCACGATGTGCGACTTGAATACGTACGGGGTGACAATGAACGCAGCCTCGAACGGAGCAGTCACCCAGCTCGGGTTGACGCTGAACACCGTACCCTTGGTGCCGCTGGAGCTGGTGAACGGCTGAACCAGCGTGTACTTGCCGCCAGCATAGGTGTAGCGGGGCGGGAACAGATTCGGCACATGCCGGAAGTTCTTGATGACCCGGTTCGCACCAATGCGCTTGAGCAACTCAGCACCGCTACCGCTGCCCATATCAGCCTGACGCAGATCCTCACGGAACGCCGGGTTGTTCTGAGCGATGCGCTGCGAAGCCTCCAAGCCGATGTACAACGGGAAGATCGGACCATCGCTGGAATAGCTGATGAAGCCAGAGCTATCAGGATTCGTCGCACCATTGCGGATCAACGTAGCAGCCGCGACATCGAGCATCTCCTGAGTCAGCTCAGAAGTGGACTGATTCAACGACTGACCGACCGATCCGGTCTGAATCCAAGGCAACTCATTCACGCCAGACGGAATCGTCTCAACCTGAGTAAAGGACGAGTCGGCCACAGCCTTGATGGCGAACTTGGCGAAGGTGTTCTGGTAACGAGTCTCCCAAGTGCGCTGTGCGCGGATCGAGAGCTTCTCCAAGTACACCCGCAGGAACGCCTCGACGCGATGGTCGAAGGTCAGATCGTCCTTACACAGAAGCGGACCTTTGAGGGCGAAACGCTCAGGACTCCAAGTAACGGCATTGTAGCCGACCGGAACGTCATTGTAGGTGACATCGCAAGCGCCACCATTCTCTCCGCTGGCAAGCGTGATGGCCGACCACTCCTCGGCCGCAGTCGGCTCGATGGAAGTGGTGGTGAACGAGGTCTGGGTCAAACCAGTACCCTGAGGATACTCGCCGCGCTCAATCATGTTGAGCCACATCGAGCGGTACGAGGCGCGTTTGTAAACGTCCTGCGCGAGCGACTCAGTCGCAACGGCGAACGCATTAAAGACATTAGGACAAGCCATGAGATGAAAAAGTAAACCGACGTTATGGTTGGCCAACTATCCACCACACAGTGGATGATTATCCAACCTATTACCACATGCGGAGCGTCACTTCCACTTAGACAGTTTTGCGATGGCTGACCAAGCCCCCGCATTGCTTAAGGTCGATAAGCCGACTCACGCACAGAAATAGCCAATCTGTCAATCAGAATGTGGCGTCCGTAGGGTTGGCCACTAACTCCGACTGGATGGCGACGTAAGAGCGATAACCTTTGATCGTCTGAATCCTATGCGGCGCGATGATCGTCTCTCGCGCTATCATGCCACGGTAAGTGTACGGTCCTGGGAAAGATCCAGTCATCAGAGCGTAGAAATCAACAGCATCAGTCTTCACGCTGTTTTTGCGAGCGTCCACCAATAGCTTTCCATTGTCGTACTTGGTCGTTTTGACATCGATGCGATAACCGGGCGACGGTGGTATTGTCGCGTCGTAGAACGGATGCGGGGGCGGTCGGTCGGTATCCAAATCAGGATACACATTGAACAAGCGACAGAAAGCAATCTCGCCGGCAATACCCTCAAGATCAACAGCATGCGGCGAATCCGAGCTGATCTTTAGGTTGGTGATATTGAAATAGCGATTACTACCGTTTCGATGACGAGCAACAAAATGCGACAACTTCTTTTCGCAGTAGGTTAAAGTAATACTTTGACCGATTTGAATTTTGTTTATCATGGTCAAAAAGGTGGAAAATTTTTGAGGGGGGTATCGTAAACGAAGCCCACCCACAAAAGGGGTCTACCCCCAGGCGTCCAAGCTGTTGACTAATCCATAGAAAAACAA